CCGTAACAGTTCCATATCCTCTTTTGAGTTCGGATTTATCATTTTCACGACTTGATAAGGTGTCCTATATTTATGTCCCTCTATGCTTTCCCCAAACATATCCATACTGTATAAATCATCATAGCGGTCTAGTAATTTTTGAAACTTCAAATGCTGGATAAATTCTTTGATTGGGTAAAGGTCGGACGCTTCAATGCTTTTCCCGTTGATATAGTCTGTAATGTATTCCCGTAACTTTTCCAACTCATATTCCAGCCATTCTTCCTCGCTGTCAAAGAAGTTATCATAGTGTCCGTGTTTCAGTTCTGCATTTAGACGTTCTTCTGTTCTTAAAAACTGACAGACTTCTTTTTCAGACTGATTGACATACTTCCATTCTCCCGATAATAATTCATTCGGCGTTACGTCCAGCACTTCCATTATCTTTTCCAGCGTTTCATAAGCAGGATAGTTCAACCCTCTTTCAATCTTGGAAAGGCTCTGCATATTGATACCGATTTTGTCCGCAAGTTCCTGTTGTTTCATTCCCCTAAATTTTCTTATGGTCTGTATATTATTTCCTAAATGGCTTATTTTCATTGCACAACCCTCCATATCTCGTTATATCTTCACTGTTATAAGTCTATCATGCTTAATATGATTTGTAAAGACAAAAAAAGATATTGACAAATAAGCATATAAGAATTACTATGCTATTGTGAGTGAATAAGCACAATAGCATGAAATACAAAAACATTCAAAAAGAAATACCCATCTGATTAAACCCGTAGATATGAATATTGGTTGAAATGGAACTTGTTAGAAAAGGCAAAACAGGACTTGCTGACAAAGTATTTCTGACACGGTGGCGGAAGCCTCTCAGGCTTACCGCCATGACACCTTGTGTCAAGGGGAAGAAATGCTTTGTCGGCTGGCGAGCCTGCGAGCCTTGACTGTGCCCCCGTTATCTAACAGGGGGGCACTATTTCACAAAAGACAAGTCAAAAACCATACAACCCCAAACCTGTGAGTAGTAATGAGAAGTTTTAAGAAGATAGTAATTTCACATTCTTTTGAATAGTGGTTTACAGGTATTTCAAGGCTGTTGTGGGATTGGAGGAATACAATGAACAATTTAGAATTTGCACTTGAAATGAAGAACAAACGTCTTGCAAGCGGTCTTTCACAAGGAGAACTTGCAAGTCTTACCCATGTATCAAGATATAGTATCAACCGCTTTGAGAACGGAAAAGCCAACGCAAGTAAAGAAACACAGAACATTATCCTGCGTTGTCTGAATTACTATGTCTGTGATAAGCCTTTTTATCTGCTCGTTGATTATCTGTCTGTCCGTTTTCCAACGACTGACGCATTAGAAGTTATCCGAAAGGTGCTTGGCATGAAAGCGGACTATTTTATCCATTATGACTATGGGTATTATGGCTATAAGGAGCATTATGCCTACGGGGAAATCAAGGTCATGGCTTCTGATGATGAACACATGGGTGTATTTTTAGAATTAAAAGGGGCAGGCTCACGCAACATGGAATATGTCTTACAGGCACAGAACAGGGATTGGTATTCATTTTTAAACCGCTGTCTTGACTGTGGCGGTGTTATCCGACGTTTTGACTTGGCAATCAATGATATGTGCGGTCTGCTGGATATTCCCGTTTTGTCTGAAAAATACAAAAATGGCGGTGCGGATTGTCGCTGTAAAAACTATGAAAATGTACAAGGTGGAAAACTAAGCGGAAAAAACCGTAATTTAGCAAGTACCCTTTATATCGGCTCAAAGGCAAGCACAAAATATTTCTGCCTGTATGAAAAACAAAAGGAACAGGCAACCAAAAAGAAACATACGGATATTATCAACCGTTTTGAAATTCGTCTGCGTGATAAAAAGGCAGTACAGGCAGTTGAGGAATTGTTATTGACATATAACCCTCATGGGTTGGTGTTTTACCTTATTACTGATTTTGTGCAATTTCCCGATTATCCGCTGTGGGAGATATTCATTTCCCATGACAGTTTACCTTTTGAAATGAACCCCGTACCTGTCAATATGGAACGCACTCTGCAATGGCTGGAAAGACAGGTCATGCCGTCAATCGTGATGATAGAGGAAATCGACAGGCTGACAGGCTCAAACTACATGAAAATGATTGATGAATGTACCAACCTTTCCGAAAAACAGGAAATGCTTGTAGAACAGATGTGTACGGATATAGCAGATGTAATCGAAAGTGAGGGGGTGTTTTATGAGTAATGCACAGGATATTCCCGTATGGGAAAAATATACCCTTACCATTGAAGAAGCGTCAAAGTATTTCCGTATCGGAGAAAACAAGTTAAGACGCTTAGCAGAGGAAAACAAGGACGCTGGCTGGCTCATTATGAATGGCAACCGCATACAGATTAAACGCCGACAGTTTGAACAGGTTATTGACAAATTGGACGCAATCTAATGCAAATGAGCCTTGTATGTGTTATGATGAACACAAGTCATATCAAGGCTCTTTCCAACAAGGAAAGGAGCAGACACCATGAAAGAAAAAAGACGGGATAGTAAAGGACGTATCCTGCATACTGGAGAGAGCCAACGAACAGACGGGAAATACTTATATAAATATGTAGACGCATTTGGAAACACAAAATATGTGTATGCTTGGAGATTGACACCCACAGACCCGACACCAAAGGAAAAACGGGAAAAACCCTCACTTCGTGAACTGGAACAGCAGATAAGACGGGATATTGAGGACGGTATCGACAGCACAGGCAAGAAAATGACGCTTTGCCAACTCTATGCCAAACAGAACTTACAGAGGGCGAATGTGAAGAAAAGCACACAAAAACAACGGGAACAACTCATGCGGTTATTGAAAGAGGACAAGTTGGGTGCTAGGAGCATTGATGCGATAAAACCCTCTGACGCTAAGGAATGGGCGTTACGCATGAAAGATAAAGGCTTTTCCTATAACACCATTAACAACCATAAACGCTCGTTAAAAGCGTCATTCTATATCGCCATACAAGACGATTGTGTAAGGAAGAACCCTTTTGATTTTAAGTTAAGTGAAGTCCTAGAAAATGATACCAAAGAGAAAGTCGCATTGACAGAGGAACAGGAACAAGCCTTACTCTCATTTATCAAGACAGACAATGTGTATCACAAGCATTATGATGATGTGCTGATACTGTTAAAGACTGGACTTCGTATCTCGGAACTGTGCGGACTGACAGTAGCTGATATTGATTTCAAGAATGAAGTTGTAATTATCGACCACCAGTTACTAAAGAGCAAGGAACAGGGCTATTATATTGAAACGCCTAAGACGAAAAGCGGAATAAGACAAGTGCCATTAAGTAGAGAAACAATACAGGCATTTCAACGGGTTATGAAGAAACGCCCAAAGGCAGAACCATTTGTGATAGACGGACAGAGCAATTTCTTATTTGTCAATCATAAAGGCAAGCCCAAAGTTGCGATTGATTACAACGCCTTATTTGTCCGTATGGTAAAGAAATATAACAAGCACCACAAGGACAATCCCTTGCCACATATCACACCGCATACGCTACGCCATACATTCTGCACAAGACTGGCAAGCAAGAACATGAACCCAAAAGATTTACAGTATATCATGGGACATTCAAACATTAGTATCACAATGAACTGGTACGCTCATGCGTCCATAGATACCGCAAAATCAGAGGTTCAGCGTCTAATCGCATAGAAGTATTTACCACGATTTTAACCACGCTTGATAGCGAAAATATAAGAAGATAGACCTAGATATGTGAGGTTTACCACAAAAGCAAAATGCCCGTAGAGCCTATAAAATAAGGCTTTGCGGACATTTAAGGAGATATAAAAAGATAGTCAAAAAGACATATATAATTTCAAGATGAATTATTAAAACAAGGGCTTAAAAAGAACATCAAAATCTGATTTTAGAGATGAAAAATATGCATGATAATAATGAAAAAGATAGCCGCTATGCGGATATAATCAATCTTCCTCACCATACCTCAAGCAAACATCCGAGAATGTCTCGGGAAAACCGTGCATCCCAGTTCTCCCCGTTTGCGGCTCTTACAGGCTATGATTCCGAGATCAAGGAAACTGCAAGGCTTACAGATGAAAAGATTGAACTTGATGAAGATAGAATATATGATATTAACGCAAAACTTCAATATATAAAAGATAATATTGACGTTAAGCCCGAAATCACGGTAGAATATTTTATTTCGGACGAAAAGAAATCCGGAGGCGCTTATGTGACTCTGAACGACAGGGTCAGAATAATTGACGAATATGAACGCACGATAGTGTTTGTCAGCGGAAAAAGAATTAATATCGACGACATTTACGGAATACTTTTGAGTAGGTGAAATATGAATAAGCTTCTGGCTTTGCTCCAAATCCTCATAAAACAAACAGACGAAAATCATAAGTTGACAACAAATCAGCTTATTGAAAAACTTGCAGAGCAAGGCGTGGCAGCTCACAGAAATACTATTCCTGCGGATATCGAAAGGTTAAGAAACGCAGGCTATGATGTTATCTGCGATAAAAGTACACAGAATAAATATTTTATCGGAAGCAGAGGATTGGAGTCCGCAGAAATAAAAATGCTCTGCGACGCCGCAAACGCAGCACAGTTTATTTCGGAAGAAAAATCAGCAGAGCTTATAGACAAGCTGTTTTCACAGTTAAGTGTTTATCAAAAGAATGAGATAAAGAGTTTAATTCAGCAGCCGAACGAAAATAAAGCGGACAATAAAAGCATATATTATGCCGACGCTATAAATACAGCTATTACACAGTGCAGGAAAATCCGGTTTCAATATTACGAATATAACGAAAAAAGAGAAAAGGTTTTAAAGCATAACGGATATACATATACGGTCAGTCCTTATGCCGCCGTGTGGAATGATGACAGGTATTATTTGGTGGGGTATTGTGAAAAGCATAAGGATATAACGGTTTTCCGAATAGACAGATTAGCGAATATATCCATTATGGAAAGCATTGCAATACCGTGTCCGAAAGATTTTGTGCTGAAAGACTTTATAGCTCAAACCTTTAAAATGTTCAGCGGAGAACTTGAGACCGTTACGCTGAAATGTAAAAACAAACATATGAAAGCAATAATAGATAAGTTCGGCGATGATATAGAAACACATAGCTGCGATAAACATTTTTTCACTGTAAAGATAAATGTCGAGCTGAGTCCTACGTTTTATGCTTGGGTATTTCAGTATCGGGGTGAAATATGTATACAATCTCCACAAGAAGCAGTTGACCGATTTGTGCAAATGGGAGAAAGTGTGTTCAAGGTGCATAAGTAATTGTGCACCTCTTTTTTTATCTATTGACATCAAATTCAATAGGAGTTATAATATATGCATAACGAAATGAATATTACAGTTAGAGAGGCATATAAAAATGCGTCACAAGAATCCCGAATATTTCAAAAGAATTATAGCTTTTATAGACGATTATACGGCAAATTACGGCTCATCGCCAAGCATAAAGGAAATATCAGTCGGTACAGAACTGTCTGACGCTACCATTTGCCGCTATATGCAGGAAATGAAAGCAAACGGAGAACTGGACTATGGCGGCCATCGCAGTATTGTTACAAAACGCCGGAAGCAAACGCTTTCCGAAACTGTAGAAATTCCTGTTCTTGGTTCAATCTCCTGCGGCCTTCCGAAGTTCGCAGAAGAAAATATCGAAGAATACGTAAGACTTCCGGTTTCTTTGTTTGGCAGAGGCGACTTTTTTCTTCTCAGAGCCAACGGCGATTCCATGATTGAGGCAGGGATAGATTACGGTGATCTGGTGCTTATCCGACAGCAGAACTGTGCTGAACCCGGCGATATAGTGGTCGCTCTTATTGATGATGAAGCTACGCTTAAGCGTTTTTACCCGGAAAATCACAGAATACGTCTTCATCCCGAAAACAGCGAAATGGATGATATCTACGTGGATAACTGTATCATTCAGGGCGTCGCTGTAAATGTCATAAAAAATCTTTAATAAGAATATGGAGATAAGAATGAAAATATATAAAACTGCAGGGGAAGATGAACCGGGCGGTATGAACGTATTCGCTCGTCTTCAACGCTGGCATTGTCCGAACTGCGGAGAAATAGCAGCGGGATATCCTAACAAAAGCAATATTACCAGAGTTGAATGCAAACGCTGTCATATAACAATGCTGAGAAAGCAAAAAGGCAGGCATCACGATATTATCGAGATATTTGAAAATATCAGCGAATATTAAAACAAAATACGGTGTGTAGACGGTAAGGTCGGGCTGAAACAGCGCTGCGTGTAAATCCTTTATCAGGGTCACATACTTTGATCACCGATTGGTTTATCCAAACCTATTGACTAATGTCAATTAACATGAGAGGCCGTCGGCAGGATAGATTCCGAAAGGAGTTTGTCTTGTCGACGGCTTTTTTTATTAGATCAATATTCAACGCCTGATATGCATTAGGGCTGAGGATACAAAATATGGTCGTTTTGCAAAATGCAAAGCAGCATATTCAGTACCCTTTCTTTAGTGCGCCTTTTTTCAGGCAAAATGGAGTCTGTGTGCTGAATGCAGACTCCGTTTTTTGTGTCCTTATACCGAAGTATCGGGAGAAAGGACAATTATGTTTTATACAGTAAAGTGGCTGTGTATAACCGCTAAATATCCGTAAGCCTTCGTTTTGATTCAAACAAGAAAAATCAAAACGGAGGACTTACAATGAAAACAAAATATTTTGAATACAACAGAAACGGCAGAAGCGAAAAATATTCCGAATTTACAGAGGAAGAATACCTCAAAGCCAAGGAAGATGAAAACCGCTGGTTTATCAGCTTCGGCGACAGCGTTCTGGAATGCGAGGAAAGCCAGTATACGGATCACTTTTCCAAAAAGGATCACGATGAGTATACGCAAAAGGATAAAAACTGGAAGAAAGTTATACCTGTCTCGTTGGAGCAGTATACATACGGCGGAAATTCCGAGCAGAAAATTCTCAAGGACAGTACGGTTGTTCCGCTTGAGGAACGTGTATTGGAGCAGTTAAGCTTGGAACATGATTTGGAAAAGCTCAGAAGGGCTATGGAAAAGCTTAAGCCATATGAACAGAAAATTATCTATCAAATATTTTGGAAAAGGAAAAGTCAGAGCAAACTTGCCAGAGAGTATGACATATCACAACAAACAATGAACGAAAAATGCAATAGAATTTTAGTGAAAATGCTGAAAATAATGAAAAATGAGAAATAAATCCCTGTAGTTTTGCGATTTCGTTGCCAGTAAATAGTGAAGGGAAAAATCGATACAAATAGTTCGATGAACTTGCCCGACAGAATCTTGACAATAGAATATCAACTCTGCAAGTACGTTAATTACACGGTCGGTATGAAATCTCGGCAGCCATATGAACCATACGCCAAGACCTCAAACGAGTGAGCGATAACTATGACGTTCAGACCTTTGAATAGCTTTCAAAGTCGGCAATGAAACGTGTGAGGATAATGATACTTCCCAGTGAGGGCTGATAGAGCGGGTGAGAGTCCCATGATGCGGTTAAGCTGACCGCAGCTTGCAGAGTTCCGTGCGTGACGGGTATCGGGGATAAATATCACGCAAAGGCAAAACGAATTATTACGGCGGTTTGCGTAAAATGCAGACCGCCGTTTTACATAATACTTAAACTAATTTTTGAGGTGAAAAAACAATGGAAAATATAAAAGAAAAACCAAGGCATATAAAAGGATATTACGGAGTCAAGGTCCCTCCTGCTATATGCATTCTGCCTACATACCATCCATGCTACGGCTGTGTGTGGTATGTCAGGGATACAGACGTGCTGTTCTGTCCGCTTCATAACTGCGTGAGGAATAAGAAAGGCTTTGAAGTCCCAAAGAAAAAGGTGAATGAAAATGCTGATTAAACGTGGCGATATATTTTACGCAGACCTAAATCCCGTTGTCGGTTCGGAGCAAGGCGGCATTCGTCCTGTGCTGGTCGTACAGAATAATGTGGGAAATAAGTATAGTCCTACTCTGGTAGTTCTGCCGATTTCAACGGCTAAAAAGCACTATCTTCCCACTCATATTCATATCTGCGGTTCAAAAACATTGCCAAAAGACTCGGTGGTTCTTGCGGAACAGATAAGGACGATAGACAGGTACCGACTGAAAAGTTACATGGGTTCAGTTGATTTTGAACTTATGGAAAAAGTAGAAAAAGCGATGAAAATAAGTATTGGAGTTGATTTTGATGACTAAATTCGGACAGGCAGAATACAGCGATTTTATGGCAAAAGTATTTGCAGATAAGCTTGATGAAATTCTTGAAACTGCCGAAAAACAGAATTTCAATAACAAGAATACTGAAGATATATACAGTCAGTTCCCGTCTTCAAGGGATGCAGCGTAGGAGGGATTGGGATGTTAGTAGGATTTTTAATTGGCTTGCTTGTAGGCGGTACAGGTGGAGTAATCACAATGTGTCTCTGCACAGCAGCCGGACAAGCGGATAAGCATGAAAACTGCACAGGTTCGGACGAATAATTTCGTTGGGTTTGGTGATACCATTCTAAAAAGATTTGTGGTATCCTTGTTGGTAAAAAGTAAAGGAGTGTGAGGAAATGCCTACAGTAACGGTGATACAGCCGACAATAACAGAAGAACAAAATATAAAAATCCGTTGTGCCGCCTATTGCCGAGTATCAAGCGATTCCAACGATCAGCTTAATTCCTTTATGGCACAAACAAGGTACTACAGCCAAGTTTTTGAGAACTCAGAAACTGAAGAACTGATCGACATATATGCCGACGAGGGTATCACCGGAACCCGAGAGGACAAGCGCGACGAGTTTCAGCGTATGCTAAAGGATTGCCGCAGAGGTAAGATCGATAGGATTTACACTAAGTCCATCAGCCGATTTTCCCGAAATACAAGGGATTGTCTGAAAAGCGTCAGAGAGCTTAAATCGCTTGGCATTACAATATTTTTCGAGAAAGAAAATATCGATACCGCTAATCTGACCGATGAAATGATGATCACCATTATGGGCGGTCTGGCGCAGGAGGAATCCACTTCGATTTCACAGAATATGCGGTGGAGTATTAAAAAGAGAATGCAAAATGGAACATATAGAAACTCATGTCCCCCATTTGGATATACCGTTCAAAATGACACGCTTGTTGTAAATGAGGAACAGGCTAAAATTGTAAAACAAATTTTTAACTGGTACAATGAGGGCTATGGTTTGCAAGCAATTGCTGATACGCTTAATAGCATGGCTGTTCCGAGCAGTCAAACAGCTGAACGGTGGCACGCATCAAGTGTAAAGTATGTTCTTTCTAATGAAAGATATATTGGTGATGCGCTTTTTCAGAAAAAATACAGAACTGAGACGCTTCCAACCATGCAAAAACGTAATCGTGGAGAAAAGCCCAAGTATTATGTTCAGTCCGTAAATACGCCAATCATTGATAAAGATATATTTTATTCAGTACAGGAGTTGTTGAATAAAAGACACAGAGAGTATATCAATAACAATCATTTTTTATCTAAAAGAATTTTATGCAGTAAATGCGGTGCAACATATAAATGTGTTAGCAGTAAAAACTCTGTATTTTGGACATGCCGGACCCATAATAACAAAGCAAGCGATTGTTCCAATGGACGAATCGCCGATATCAAAATTTATGCAGCATTTGTGAGATTATGCAATAAACTGCTGTACAATTACAAAACTGTTCTTATACCGCTGCAAACAGCATTGCAGGATTTGAAGCTCAGAAAATTCAGCGGCAAAACTCAGGTGATGGACATTCACAAAGAAATCGCCAAGCTTCGTGAACAAACTCACGTCCTCGCAAGGCTGAAAACAAAAGGATTTCTGGACGAGGCTAAATACATTGAGCAGACTACGGAGCTTACGGCAAAAATCAATAAGCTGCAAACAGATCTGAAAAAGCTTACACGCTCCGATGACGAGGACGAAACTCTGAATCAGATCGAAATGTTAATCGACTTTTTTGAAATGCGCGATAAGCCAATAACCAAGTTTGAAGAATCGGCATTTGAGAGTATAGTTGAGAGGATCGTTGTAATCAATCAACATGAGTTGGAATTTCACTTGATCGGCGGATTGAAATTTAAAGAAAAGATAAAATAGACAAATTCATTATCATAGATTTAGTGCCTTTGGATATAGCTATTTCAAAGGCTTTGTGGTATTGTTATAAGCGGAGGTGACATTAATATGGCAAAAAACAGAGTAATACCGTTTGGTTACTGCATGAAGAACGGAGTGATAACAACTGATCCCAAAGAGGTATGCGCTGTTGCGACGATTTTCAGTGAATATCTTTCAGGCAAAAGCCTACTGCAAATTGCCAAGCTAATGGAAAGTGAGAAAATTCGCTACAATACAGATTCAGATAAGTGGAACAAAAATATGGTCAAGCGGATAATCGAAAATGAGAAGTATCTCGGTACCGACAAATATCCGCAGTTGATCGCCGAGGATATTTTCAGACGAGCAAATGAAAAGCGGATACGGAAAGCAACTACGTTTAATCTGATATCCGATGATTTACAGGAAATCAGAAATCGTACATACTGTGCCGAATGTGGTCACAGACTTTCAAGAATTGGCGGCAATTCGAAATATGAACATTGGGATTGCAGAAATCCCGATTGCTGCAAATTTGAATATCAGCTGACTGATCAGATGATAATCGGAGCAGTGCTGACTGTTCTGAATTCTGCAATAGCTAATCCAAGTTTATTGGAGTCCGGCGGCGAGATCAGCATTTATTCACCTACTGCCGATATAGTCCGTCAGCAAAATGAAATCAACCGTATGACCGATTCAATCCAAGTAGATTTTGACAGAGCTAAAGCAGAGATTTATAAACTTGCTGAGATGAAATACGACTGCTGCACTTACAATGACAGCCCTCAGAAAACAGATAAAATCAAGGCTCTGCTTGAAAATCACGAACAATTAAATACGTTGGATATTGGCTTATTCAAAGCGTGTGTTTCACGAATTTGTATAAGCCATTTTTGTACCGTAGAGGTTGAGCTTATCAACGGAGTGAGAATTAAAAATATAACGGAAAGGAAGATCGAAAATGAGCACAGCGCCGAATGTAACAGTAATTCCTGCGAAAGTGCAGACAGCGGAAAGTCGTGATAAATACCACCAATTAAGAGTTGCCGCATACTGCCGAGTGTCAACCGAACTGGAGGAACAGCAGAACAGCTATCAGGTTCAGATTGCATACTACACAGATCTTATTAACAAAAAGAAAGAATGGACTCTGGCAGGAATTTTTGCCGACGAAGGAATTTCTGGCACCCAGACAAAAAAGCGTACCGAGTTTAACCGCATGATCCGTATGTGCAGAAACAAGAAAATCGACCTTGTGATCACAAAATCCATAAGCCGATTCGCAAGAAATACCGTGGATTGCCTTGAATATGTCAGACAGCTTAAAGACTTGGGAATCGGAGTTATTTTTGAAAAAGAGAACATAAACACGCTGACAATGACCTCAGAATTTATGATTGCTCTGTACGGAAGTTTTGCTCAGGCTGAGAGTGAATCGATAAGTAAAAATGTAAGCTGGGGAAAAGAAAAAGCTTATCGTGAGGGTAAGGTACAATTTCAGTACAAGCATTTGCTTGGCTACAAAAAAGGAGCGGACGGCAAGCCGGAAATAATCCCCGAAGAAGCCGAAACGGTAAAACTGATCTACACCATGTTTCTGGACGGTCATTCGATGAAAAATATCGCATTGATATTGCACGTCAAAGGCATACATACCAAAACAGGCAGCACGGAATGGCGGACCAATACAATAACGAGGATTTTACAGAACGAAAAGTATGTAGGCGACGCGCTCCTTCAAAAAACGTTTACCTCCGACTGTATCACTCACAAAGTTGTGAAAAATCACGGCGAACGTCCGATGTATCTTGTGACCAACCATCACGATCCGATAATTGACCGAGACACCTACAACCGAGTCCAGCAGGAGCTTGCAAGACGCAATTCCAAACGGAAGATTTCGGATAAAACGGTTACGGAACAAGGCAAGTACAGCAGCAAATATGCCTTGTCTGAGCTTCTTATCTGCGGACACTGCGGTACGCCTTACAGAAGAACCACTTGGGCGGCTCGAGGAAAAAAGCAAATCGTTTGGAGATGTCTGAGCCGATTGGAGCATGGCAAAAAATATTGTCCAGATTCACCCACTATAAAGGAAGAACAGCTGCATAGAGGAATACTCAGGGCGATCAACAATTACTATTCCTGCCGTAACGATATTGTGAGGATTTTGAAAGCAAATATCGGTTCGGTTTTGGAATGTCAGGGACAGGAAGAAATCCTTTCCGTAGAAAAGCGGCTGAAAGAGATCGATCAAGCAAGGACTGATTTAGTCAACTTAATAGCTTCGGGCGGCTGCGACGAGGACAAGCTTGACAGCGAGTTTGCAAAACTGTATGCTGAAGAACAAGGCTTAAGTGAGCGGCTTACAATGCTGAAATCACAGAACAAGACTTCAGAAGAAACTCAGGCAAAGCTTGATAAAATTATGGATATGATAGAGCATGAGAAATTTGAGTTGGAAACCTTTGATAATGTACTGATAAGAAAGCTGATCGAGTGCGTAAAAATACTGAGCAAGACCGAAATACTGGTTATTTTCAAAGGCGGTTACGAGGTCAGAACGGAAATTGAATAACGATTAAAATTTACGGCTTGCGGAGAAAATCTGCAAGCTGTTTTTGTTGGGAGCTGGTTATTTGGCAGGTAATTTTGAGGGGATAAAAACTCAGCGTTTCGGTGTGGAAGTAGAATGCACAGGCTTAACAAGGTCGGCAGCGGCAAAAGCGGTCGCAAAGGTTTTAGGCGGCTTGACCGAGCATTACGGCGGCAGTTATGACAGATACGATGTTTACGACGGTAAAAATAGGCGTTGGAAAATCATGTCCGACGCAAGTATCAGATGTACGAATAAAAACGGGAATCCGGCTTCCAAGCTGTATTCCGTCGAGCTTGTAACTCCTATTCTGGAATACGAGGATATGGCGACGCTTCAGGAAGTGGTTCGTTCTATTCGCCGAAGCGGAGGCGTTTGCAACGAAACAACAGGAATCCATATTCATATTGATTTTGCTCCATATAACGCGCAAAAGCTTCGTAATTTAGTAAACATTTTTGCAAGTAAAGAGGATATGCTCTATCAGGCTTTGCAAGTAAATTCGGATCGTGAGCAGCATTATTGCAGAAAAGTGGACAAGCGTTTTCTTGAAGAACTTAACCGAAGAAAACCAACTGACTTGCAGACGATAAAAAGGCTATGGTACGGCGATGACCGTGAGTATCACTCACATTACGATCCGTCACGGTATCGTTGCCTGAATTTACACCCAGTGTTTACAGATAACAATATCGAGGTAAGAGCGTTCAACGGTTGCCTGAATGCAGGAGTTCTCAGGGCATATATTTCACTGGTTCTGGCAGTCAGCAATCAGGCTCTGACTCAGAAATCAGCAAGTTCCCGTGTGACACAGAGTGAAAATCCTCGCTATACGTTCCGTACATGGCTTATCCGAATAGGTCTGAACGGGCAGGAGTTTAAAAACTGCCGCAAGCACTTGCTTTCACATCTTGAGGGTAATATTGCGTGGCTTCATCCCGAAGATGCCGTTAAACAACGTGAAAGGCTGAAAGCAGAACGACAAGCCGCCCGTGAGCAGCGTGTCGAGCCTGTAAGCGAGGTTCAGCAGTTAAACGAAAATGTACCCGATGAAAATTTCGAGCCGTCAGAGAGCGAATGTGAGGACTTTGAAGAAGATGAAGAAATGGGCATGGAAATGTCTATGTGATCAGAGGTAAAAATGAAAAATAAACAGCTATACATTGCCTATGGCAGCAACATCAATCTTAAACAAATGGCATATCGGTGTCCGCATTCAAAGGTTGTGGGAACATCGGAGATCAAGGATTATGAATTGGAGTTCAGAGGCGTTGCGACTATTGTGCCTAGCAAGGGTACAAGTGTTCCTGTTCTTATCTGGGAGCTTGATGAAAGAGATTTGCCTACCCTAAACCGTTATGAGGGCTATCCGAGGCTTTACAGACAGGAAAAAATGTCTTTTGATTTGGATGGCAAAGAAGTCTTAGGCATGGCATATCTGATGAATTATGGGGAACTTTCTCCGCCAAGTCAGCAGTACTACAATACGATTTTACAGGGTTACAGAGAGAACGGTCTGGATGAAAAATATCTTCAAACAGCTTTGGAAAATTCGCTGTTCCTTGAACATTCCGTAAATGACGAGTTGTATGAGGACGAATTTGAAGATTACGACCTTGACGACGATATGCAGATGAGATTTTAAGGAGAGTGGTTGAATGAAATACAAAGGATTTTATGTGAAGATTACTCCCGATACTGATCTGCATCGGGAGGACAAGGACGGAAATGATATTCGCTGTGAGGGCTTCACTATTGAAGTTTTTGCGGATGAATCCGAAAAACTCGAAATCGATGTTTTTTCAGTGGCAGTTGATTTTGAACTGCTGAAAGACAGTCTTGAAGAAGCGGAGCAGTTTGCTATGGATTATATCGACTGCGAGGAAAAAGAGTATTGCAGGATGATTGACGAGTTTAATAAAAATTAACGTGGAAGTAAATGATGATCACAAAAAAGACTTTTATGACAATAGTTAATGCTTTGGATTTCGGTATTTGCAAATGCAGGCAATTCTGCGAGGTTAATAATTTATCTTTAGAAGAAACAAATGAGTTCATACACGGCGGTAATTTGCAGAATGATTTGCTGAAAATGCTTGAAACGGTTATGCTCGATCGCTACGGTATTATCCGTGATTTTATTTATAAGCGCGATGAGAACGGCGAATTATTCTTTGGCATTCCGCAGCGAAACGGTGTTATTGAGATTTACCTCATAACGAGCTCAGAAGAATTATATGAATATTTGCTGGAACAGGCAGCGGGAGCATTATTAAATTTTATACCAAGCGATATGAGATAATTCTTTTAGATATGGGTTGTATAATCGAGTACAGCCCCGTACATATTAAAAAATCTCTTGACATTTTTTGATGCATATGATATAATAAATTTAATGACAGGTTATGTGATTTTAAAAGATATCTCATAAGCCGCAAAATCAGGTGAATTTAATGTCATCTTTTTTGTTCCAGTAGCACATATCGTCATGACTAAATTGATGGCATGTCGAAAAAAGCCCGAAATATCGGGCTTTTTTGCTACCCAAATCTCGAAAATTTTACTTCGATTTTCATAGATGACATTGGGCTGTTTTAGCCATGTGTAAGGATTTGAACTCTCAAAAGTGCAAATTCAATCCTCTCCAAAGGTCGAAATACAGGCAAATATCGATTTTTTCGGCAAAAAATAGTACACAAAGTTTTGGACTCGTTTTTAGTGGTTTTCACGAAATGTGAAAACACTGGAATCGAGTCCTTTTTTTGTTTCCTCGAAAACCAAGTGATAGAAAACCTATCAGCGATTTGTGAGCCGTTTTTGACGGCATTGGTTGCAGTTCGGGAAACTACACCACCGAGAGCAACAAAAGCCGCTGTGAACGATTTGTGAGCCCATAAAAAGCGACAGGAAAACCTGCCGTTTTTTCTAATTATTAAATATTACTTTCTTTTGTTTTGGTTTGTTAGTTCCATACGCATGGACTAAGCTCGCCTCTGTTTCTCAGTGATATGAGTATACTGAGCGTTTCAGATGTAAGATCAGCTTCTTCGGGTTCTGGTTTTCCGTTGGTTGGATTTCTTCTCCATACCCATCCTTCAGAAAAATTGACCTCAAAAACATTGCCTTCATTATCCTGTATCTGGTATTCAGGCAAACCGTCACAGGTCATAGGCTGATAATTCAGAGCGTTGAGTTTTCTGAAAAGACCTGATTCAAAGATAAGGTCATCTGTAACTGTTGGTGCTTCATTTACAGTTCCTTGCCCGTATAGAATATTAAATTGTTCAGGTGTAGCGAGCACAGCTCTCTGGCTTATGAAGAATTTTATGATTTCAGTAATTTCCGGTGTCAGTGATGCTTGTAGGTTTGCATCATTTCTTTGAACAAAATTTAATGATAAACTGAGCTTGTACACCGTAACCGCCAACCACACCCTAACGTTGATTCGGCACTAAAAAAGCGATAAAATAGTTCCAAAGGGATTTACCCCGAAAGGAGCTGAGAATATGCCAACGATCAGAGAAGTAAAAACCGAGCTTCGTCACAGGGAGTGGGCAGAGAAGATACAGGAATGCCAAAGCAGCGGTATGACCGTAACAGCGTGGTGTAAGGAAAAGGGGATCAGTCAGCACACATACTACTCGCGCCTGAATGTGGTGAGAAAAGAACTGCTGAAACGAGCTGGATTGCCTTTGCAGCAGATCGCACCGCTGAGTGTTTCTCAAAGCGTCACCTGTACTACAGCTACCATGAAAACACAATGTATTGCAAGCGGTGCTGAGCCAGAGAAGGCAGAACCAGCTTTCGCACAAAAGGTAATTGTTCGTAAGGACGGGATTGAGGTCGAAATGCCGCCAGATATCGAGCATCTGGAAGAGCAGATACTCAAACGGAACAAGATGCTCTTCGGACAGAAAAGCGAGAAATCGAAATTCATCTGCAACGGACAAATGGAT